AAGAGGAGCATATACGCCAGCCAGTGGCACTGCCTATCAAGTGCGCATGAGCACGTTAGAGGTGGGCCTTGCATGATTTATCCAGCCAGTTACGATATTACCATCCTCCAAAACTCCACTTGGAAGGCTGCTCTTCGCGTGACTAATGAGCGGCAAGATTTAACTGCTGTTACCGTTAGTGGCTCTGGCGTTACCTTTTCTAAGGCTTGCCACAAGCTCTTGGCGAATGATCGGGTGGTATTTACAGCAGATCCCATTGGGACAGGAGATGTTGTATTGCCTTGCGGGCTGGAATTGAATCGCGTTTACTTTGTAATTGCGTCAGGGCTTAGCTCAAGCGCTTTCAAGGTTGCGTCTACGATTAGCGGAACCGAGCTGAATGTAAGTGGCACTGCTTCTGGACAGTTTTATGTTGCCAAACCCATTGATCTTAATGGCTATATTGTTGATGCCGACCTTCATAATCCCATCACCGAGCAACAAGTGGCAACTTTTGTCTGCTCAATCACAGACGCGGCCAACGGTGAAATCCTAATGAGCATGGCTCCTGCTGTTTCTTCTGGGCTTGGCCAAGGTTCTTATTCTTATGATGTAAGCCTGACAAGCGCGGGAGGAGAAAGGTATTACTGGCTTTCAGGCGATGCAACAGTTCAACGGACGTTCTCTAGGAATTGATCATGAGTTTCCAGCAAGCAGTCGTAGCGATTATTGAGACCGGGGAAACCGAAGTTAATGTTGCGCTGCCTGGCGTGCAAGGCGCTGTCGGCACAAGCAGTTTCGCCACGATTTCTGGCACCAGTTACGCACTGTCAGAGGCTGACCGTAGCAAGATCCTGCGTTTTACCAGCAATTCCAACGTAACCGTCACAGTGCCCACTGGACTCACGCCAACCTTTGATTGCATGTTTGTCCAGACTGGCTCCGGGCAAGTGATTGCTTCTGGTGCTTCTGGGGTGACGATTAACGCAGCGCTAAACGCAACTCGCACTGCCTATCGGTATGCGGTGGCAACCCTACTTCCCATTGGCACTGATGCTTATATCCTTTCCGGGGAGGTGACGGCATGAGTATAGCCATTCCTAGCCTAAGAGGAGCGATTGCGGTTCCTTCGTGGGCCAAGAACGACCTCTGGCGCCGCGCCCGTGCTGTGCCCTCCCTGGACCTGCGCTTCGCTGAGTCCAAGTCGCTGATTGATGCGGTCAGCGGGCAGCAACTGATCACGTTCAGCCGGGCGAGCAATGGTGCAGTTGTGAACAGCGCGGGTCAGATCGAGATCGTTGCGGCGAACGTGCCGAGGTTTGATCACAACCCTGTGACGCTGGAGAGCTTGGGCCTGCTGGTGGAGGAGCAGAGGACCAACAGCGTCACCAACAACACGATGGTTGGGGCAGTTGCTGGTACACCAGGAACAAACCCCACTGGATGGGCCTATGCCACGGCTCAGAGCAACGGGCTGACGATAAGCATTGCTGGCACTGGAGTTGAAAACGGTATCAATTACATTGATTATCGCTTCAACGGTACAACTGTTGCCAGCCCTAACCCATGTGCAATTGGTATTGTCAATGCGACTGCTGCTACGGCTCAAACATGGACGGCTTCAACGTATTGGAAACTAGCCGCAGGGACTACGGCAGGGACCAACGCTTGGCAGCTTGGCTTGATTGAAAACACCGCAGGCGGTACGTTTGTTACGGGTGCTTTCTATTCCCAAACTGCGCCGACATCTGCAGCGTTAATTACACAGCGTCCTACTGCAACAAGGACACTATCAGGTGGTGGAACGGTCGGCATGGTTACACTGCCGATAAACATTCCTGTTGCAGGGAACACCGCCATTGACTTCACCCTCCGCATCGGCCTGCCCCAGCTAGAGCAGGGCGCGTTTGCTACGAGCGTAATCCCGACATCAGGCACAGCCGTCACCCGCAGCGCCAGCCTCGCGGACATCGTCGATCAAGCCATCGCCAATAACATCCGCACGCTGTGTCTGGAGTTCCGCAGTCCAGCCAGCGGCACGCGAGGCGTCGTCAGCCTCAACGACAACACGGCCAACGAACGTGCAGCGGTGATCACTAGCGGTACCGATCCGCGCCTGGTGGTGCATGACGGCGGAGTTGAGCAGGCCAACATTGACGGCGGCACCGTGACGGCGAACACCCGCACCCGCGTGGCGGTGCGGATCAACGCGAACGACTTCTCCATCAGCGTCAACGGCGGCGCGGTGGTGACTGACACCAGCGGCACGCTGCCCACTGTGGATCGACTGATGCTGGGCCGCACGCAGGCTGGTGAGTATCTCAACGGCCCACTGGCCCGCGTGACCGGCTGGACGCAGTTGGTGCCGGATTCAACCCTGCAGGAGCTGGCCCGATGAGCTTCTACTGCTACCGCTTCCCCGACCGCCAACAGTTCCGCAGCCTGGCCGCCGCCGAGGGCCTGATCAACGATGACGGCGAGCTGATCACCAGCAGCCACACCCACGCCCTCGATGAGGTTGGCACCATCTACGAGGGCGGCACCTACGACCCCGAGACGGGCGAAGTGATCACCCCGCCCGTTGCGCTCTCCGGCTGGCACGTCAACACCATCGGCCTAGCCCCTGAGGCATGGGACCAATACCTCGTGGTGGTCAATTCCCCCGCCCGAATCTTCCTCGGCGGTGCCGCGCAGGCCCCTGACACCGCCACCCTGGAGGCCATGAATCAATGACCAATCCATATCTACGCGCTGCCCAGAAACTCCCCGCCCTCCGTCAGCAAGCCGCCGAACGCCTCTACAAGCGCCCCGAACACGCAGGTCGCCGTGATAGTGCGCCGAGCCGAGAACCGCAAAGGCCGGTTCATAGCGGACGATCCCCGCACTCCTGAGGATGAGGAATGGGAAGAACTGTCCTGACCTCGCTGATGATCGTCACCGCGCCGATAGTGGTGTCGGGATTTGCTGCGGCGCTGCAAGCTCCAGTGTGGGTTGCAGCAGTTTTGCTACTGCCCGCTTATGCCGTGCTGGCTGAGTTCATCCAGCCGTAAAAACGCTGGTAAACTATAAACAACACCGCCGATCACGCCATGACTGTTGAAACTCGCGCAGCATGGATGATCGGCACCTATCGCAACGTCGTCCTCGCGCCGAGTCCACCAAATGGCCCGACTGCGCAGAAGTTCGGCTGGGCTGATGTTCTAGCCCGGCTCGCGCTGAACCCTGCCGACCCGGCGCCTGTTGCCCGGCTCATGGCGCTGCTGACCAGTACGCAGTGCCGGTTCAACGAGTCGTTCATGCCTGCTGGCGCGGGCTGGATCCTCTGCAAGCACTGGGACCGCTTCACGCCGGAGCAACGGGCCACGCTGGTGGCCAAGCTGAAAACAATCAGCGGCCTGCTGAATCACGGAACGGAGAACCATTTCCTGATCAAGTACGTCGGCGCCTCGCTATTCGCCCAGCTCTGGCCCAGCGAAACGGGTTGGTATGACGCGATTACCAAACGGCGCATGTCAAGCGCTGAGTTTGGCGCTGTCGTGAAACAACGCCTGCTGGTGACGCTGAGCAGCTATTTCGACAAGGCATACAACGAACACCTCTCCCCGAACTACCTGCCGGTTCATCTCTACCCGCTGCACGCGCTCTACAACTGCTCCACCGATCCCGATCTCAAGGCTGCCGCTGATGCCGTGCTCACCTATCACGCCGCAGACATGGCGGCTAACTTCTTTCACGGCAACACCATCGCGCCATTCAACCGGCCTGGCCCCTACCGGAACATCGACCCGCAGCGCAACACGATCCTCAACACCCACCTCAAGGCGCTGTACTGGCTGTATTGGGCTGAGCTGATGCCGGTCAGCGACACCCCGCCGATGCGGTTCCCGTCGCTGAACTCGTTTGAGGAGGCCCGCCACTTCGCCGTGTGCGCTGCCATCTCCGCCTGGCGCCCGCCCGCGATGCTCGCTGATCTGGCCGCTGGTGCTGGCGTGCCGTTCACCCTGCGCGGGTCTGCCGCAGGGTTCGGAGAGTTCGCCCGTGGTGATGCTGCCTACACCGAGCGCACCGTTTACCGCCATCAGGAGTACGCCATCGGCAGCGGGAACTTCACAACCAACATCAGCAGCCCAGTGCCCGCCCGTGACCGGGGCCTGAGCGAGCGCTGCGGCCATCAGACCCTGCTGCGCACCACCAAGCCGCTGGCGGAGATTGCCTGCACTCACCCCTACTGGCGCACTGCTCCTGGCCAGTACGCCTGGCTCAGCCGCAGCTCACCGTTTCAGCAGAACGCCCAGCACGAATCAACGCTGATCAGTCTGTTCAACATCCCTGCCACCGATCCGTTCAGGGGCCGCACCGACCGCACCTGGGAGACGTACCGGGGCCCGATGATTCAGCAGGCATGGGTCCGCTGGCCTAAGGGCCTCGATGAGGCCGTGCAGGACCGTGGCTGGCACTTCCTGCGGGAGGGCTCCAGCTACGTCGCCATCCGCGCTTGGGGGCCGTCGGAGCTGATCTCCGGTGAGTTCCCCGATATGACAGTTCTGCGCAGCAACGGCGCTCAGAACGTCGTGGTGATGGACGTGGCCAGCGCTGTCGAGTTCGCCGGCTTCGCCTCGTTCCGCGCCGCCGTGCTCGCTGCTCCGCTGTCGGTTGACCTGGCGGGTCCGTCTGTCAGCTACAGAAACGTGCGCGGCGACATCATCACCGCATCTTGGGGCACGTTCAATCCGGCCAGCCAGATCATCGAATCGTTCCCGCGTCTGGCGGTGAACGGCCAGGCTCAGTCGGCGCGATCTACTGCCGTCATGCAGTCCGGGCCCATCAGCCTGAGCAACCGGCAGCTCAAGGTGAAGACTCCCACCGGCAGTCTGTCCGTGGACTGGAGGGGCAGCCTGCCAGTGAAAGGGCAGTAATAAGACAAACCTTGGCCCTGGTCAGCCAATTTGCTCAGCGTCAATTCTATTATTGGTGCTCTTGCTGATGACTGCGATAGCACTTTGTCCTGCACTCATACTGACAAGACAGTGACCACGCGGCAATACAGCACGAAAGCAGTCCCCAGGTAATAATTACACCAGCAGTCATCGCTCTACGGCAACATACCAGCCAGTATTAGCTCCATCCACTTCCCATCGCTTCAACCAATTCTTCCGCGAATAGGCAATTCCTTTCCCTTTGGAATTATTCACGTAGCCGCCATGCACCATATCAGCTTCCCCATTGGGATCATTGTGGATGAAGTGCAATGGTGTAAAACCAGTGACTACTGACCAGTGGCCACCGCCTGAAGGGCTGCTAACACTTCCTTTGTGCAACCAACCTACAAGCACAGGACGCCCTGCTCTGATCTCTTTCTCAAGAAACGCAGCATTGCCGTTAGTGCCGAAGCGTGTTTTTAGCCCAAGGCTTTGCAGGGCTTTTACGTGGGCATTGCCATTGGTAGTATCTCCAAAGCGGGCGCGAATCTTGTTATATGCGTCATCACTGCTGATTTTCCCATAGAACTTTGCGACCATTGCAGCAGCACTGCTAAAGCATTCTCTCCATCCTGTACCAGAAACGTTGTCGTTTTGGTATTCATACGGCACACTCAATTGCACGCTGCCCGCTGGAGGCTTGGGAGTGACTGGCAATAGCGGCTCTTTCACTGGCACTGCAGCCCTAAACATTTCCAAGAACTCTGCCCGTTTGTCTGCTGAGAATTGCTCCCACGCCCATTGCCAAGCTGCATCTTGATGAGGCAAAGGGGACGATGGATCAGTGTGACGGGCTGCCTGCAGGAAATTGCTCATTATTCTGGGAGATTTGGAAGAGAGTCGTTTAATGCTTTATCCAGTTGCTGATAGCCTTTGCGTCCCCAAAATGCCGCCACTGGCTCAATGATGCCTTTCACTATTGCAAGCCAAATACCGCGAGCAGCGATGGTGCCAATGGCAGCATCAACAGCTACGCGCCAATCGTCTAGCGTCATCAGTCTTCGGGCAGGAATCGACCATGGCGATCACGCGGGCGACTCTTCTTCTTTGTCTTATGCTTTAGCTCGTAAGGAAAGACGGTAGATGCACTGCGCAACAAAACTTGCAGAACAGAGTTGTCCTTGTACTTGGACATGCCGATTAGCTCGCTCAGCGCAAAGAGCCCGAAGCCAATCAGTACCTCCATGTTTTCTTCTACCATGACACCTCCAAAGGCTAGAGACAGCCTAACAGGAACTATGGAGCAGAGCTTCTATTGGTTTCAAGAGTTCTCACGCGAGCCTCTAGTTCTTGCACGTTTTCCGTGAGAGCTTCTAGGTTTTTAGTGATGCCTTCAATTTGAGCGGTTATCCGGGCCTGTTGATTGCCAATAGCAATCATCATACCGCCAGAAGCCATGAGCATTCCTGCCGTTACCGTTGCGGCAATCTTGGAAAGAGCTTCTAGCACTAGCTCAATGCAATGTTTTCTGTATTCTAAGCATCAATATGCGGGCCACTAAAGCACTAAGCCAGCCTGCTATCGTCTAGGAAAGCGAATAGCGCGATGGTCGGAGAGCACGGGCCTGATGATCTTCTCCACTCTCTCATTGAATTACGACCATCTGAGGCAAAGCGCCGCTTTCGCAAGAGCATTTTTGAAGACTATCCGCTAAGGGGACCAATGGGGCAGGCGGCTTGCGCTTATTGCGGCAAGTGGCATGAGAAGCTGACGCTTGATCACATTGTCCCCAAGAGCAAAGGAGGCCCGCACTTTGCAAGGTATAACCTCGCTCCATCGTGTTTGGCCTGCAATGCTTCTAAGTCCAACCTGGGCTTGTTTGAATGGTGGAGGCCACAGAGGTTTTGGACTGAACAGCGCGAGGAAGTGTTAATGGCCTGGATACATGCCCATAGCTTTGTCAGTGCCCACACCAACATTGGAAGCTGGGAGCAATGGATGGAAGAGTGTCAAAGAGTGATACCAGTGCATGAACAGAGAAAAGAAAAGGCGGCTCAGTGGCCGCCCATGCTTTTGTTGAAGGTTAGTTGACTGGCGGAAACATGCTTTCTGAAGGCCCTAACCTGACGGAGGGCATAGGGCAAAAGCCGTCTTCGCACTGCGCTTCGACCATGGCTGACAAGTCTTCAGCGATGGCAGTTGCCTCTGCTGCAACCGTGCCGATTAGGCGCTCAAGGTACCACTGGGCTTTACGCAAGTCTTCAGCATGGTTTTTCTTTTCGTAACGCCATAGGTATTTTTGGCAGTTGCCTTTAAGGAAGCCCTTGAACGCTTCTGCGCTCATTGATGCTTCCATTGCTTCAATACATTCGACGGTGCCGGATGTGTAGTGCTGGGGATTGATGGGGTCGCTCATGGTCAGAATTGGTAGTTGTTTTCCTCAAAGGCTTTGAACACTTCAGGGGCAATGGGGCGAGCAAGCACTTGCAACGATCTTGCATAGGCAGCAATTTCACTCTGGGCGCCTTTTTCAACGCGCAGTGAAATGAAGTGAAGCAGCGTCTGCAGGGAGCACGTCCAGACAAAAGAGCTATACATACAAGGCGGCAGAATTGCCCTAGATTGCTCTTTGCTCACTCCCGTCAGCAGAAGCCCCTCATAAGCCTGTATGCAGCCCTGCAGGGCCTGTGCGTAAAGCTGGTGGGCCAATGCTTGATCATTGCCGTCTAGGAATCCCTCAGAGGCTTGTCGGTTGCTTTTGCTTTGTTTGGCAAAGTGTGTTGGCGTGTAGAACTGAGCATCCTCTGCTGAGCAGTATCGAAAACTTTTCTCGTTCCAGCCAAGCTGATCATCGACGTAAGTAGATGCAACGGTGTGCTTCCACCACTGCCGACAAATGAACAGTGGAGCTTTCACAAACCATTTGAACACCACGCCTCTGAATGGGCTTGTGTGGTGCTCGCGGGCCAGGTAGTTGACGAGCTTTTCGTCTCGCTCTGACCATTGCTCAGAACACTGCTCAAAGCTCTGTCTGGCATCGTTCACTACAGACAGGCTGTTCCCCATGGAATCGACAAGCACCACAAGGCTCTTGCTATCGCCCAATGGGTCGATGGAAGGAAGGTTCATTTGGCCCCCAGAAAGCGAATAGTGGCGCAAACAAAACACCAGTCAAAGTAGGAAAGAACGAACGGTAAGGGGAAAAGGGTGGCGCAAGTCATCAGCAGCCACCCTCCAAAGAAGATGGTGACAATGCCTCCAAGAGCCGTTCCTGTCACTTCTGCGAGCGTGACTGGCCAGTCTGTCTTGCCTAGTGGTGCCATGGGGAAAGAATCAAGGGCTTGCTCACTGTAGGGCTTTCCGTCAATGCTGGCAAGGGTTTTCGGCTGTCACGGCCAACCATTTCGGCTTTTCCCATTGATGCCATTGCTCATGCCGTTAGCCTTAACGCAGCGTGATCAACAACAATGAAGTTTGCCGTGCCAGTGCAGTTAGAGTGGGAAGGCCAGCCTTGTACTGCCGTGATGGGTCCGTTTCAGCATTCAATGGAGCGCGAGTTTGCGCTTGCCACAAGCCGTAAAGCGCTCAAGGAATGCAACGATCCGGCCAAGCTCAAGGAAGTGGCCAATAACCTGCTGGAAGGCTGGGCGATGATGAATACGGCTCTCCAGGGCACCATGCTAGAGAACATGCAATTGCGGCAAGCTGTAGCAGTGCGGGATAGTTCGCTAGAGGCTGCGGAAGCTTTGCTTAACGAGGCCGTAAAGTCCTTGCAGAAATATGAGAAGCAATCAGCTTCGTCCAGAAAGGGTCTTTGGCCATGGAGGCGCTAAGCAAAAAGATTGTCCAGCCGGAAGTGTAGGCAAGATTGTACTTTCTGCAATCTCTTTCATAACCACTGCCTGTAACATGGCGCCCTCGGCTATAGACAGCCCCTTGGATTTCAATGCCAGTGCAACTATCTGGATGGGCAAAATCCAAGCGGTAGCGTTTGGAGCGTTTGCTTTTGGTATAGCGCTGCTCAAAATCAGCCTCCCAAGCCGGAATGTCGGAATACTCGCGCTCCAACGGAATGCCAGTAGCCTTGTCCCATTGCTTGAGAAACTGATCTTCAAGGGCGCTCAAAATCAGACGGCGGCTAGATGCACTGTAGCTGTTGCATGAAGAAAGGGGCCGAAGCCCCTTTCCATCTACCTTGTCATACCACGCCAAGCCGTGCCACGGCCCGCCATGCCGAGCCCCACCGGACCTGGCGCTAACACTTTAGCCCACTTTTGACAAAGTGACTACATTGCCTTGATTTTGATATTGGCCCGTATAGGGCGTTTCTACTTCTCCGCAACGGAAGAAAAGAACTTGCGCAATCCCCTCATCTGCAAACAAGCAAATAGGGAATGGGCTTGTATTCACAAAATTGATCGTCAAATAGCCGCTCCATGAGGGTTCAATTGGCGTTGCGTTTACAAGCAGCCCAAGTCTTGCGTAGGTGGATTTGCCTTTGACGATAGCGCCAATGTCATTGGGCATCGAAAACCGTTCCAGGCTGATGCCATTGCCAACGCTGCGCGGAGGTAGTTCATAGAAGAAACCCAGTTCGCTATGCTGTAGCACCAAGTCGTAAGTGCGAACGGCATTGTTCTTGGGGCATAGTGCTTGATCTTCGCTAAGCAGTTGATCGTCTTCAAACACTGAGAACTGCGCAGGAGACAGCCTGATGTCGTAGCCACATTGACTCAGCCCATAGCTTACTGCTTTGTGGCCATTGGCTTCACGCCGCTTTTCGCCTACGAAAGGCATGAGAATGTCAAGCTCTGCGAGAGCGTTGATTTCTTTGTCGTTGAGGAACATGGTGATTAAAGAGGAAAGGGCGCCGAAGCGCCCAATGATCGTTGTCGAGAAAAGCTCAGAAAAGATCGTCGCCGCCGCCAAGGGCTTCATTCACCCATACGCTGGCATAGCCTTTCGGGCCTTCCTTGTCGCCTTTCACTTTGACGCTGCCGGTGTAGCCAGGGGCTTTGTCAGAAGACCGTTTGGTGTTTTCCCAGACTGCAACATCAAGGGAATAGTTGCCGCGCTCATTGGGACCAGCAGCCTTGAGCTTGTTGAGCACGTCAGGCGTGAGGTCAATGGCAGCGGTGATAGGGGGCCTGTTGGCCATGAGTGTTTCTCCGTAGGAGTGATGGTTGCGCCCTTGTTCAGGGCTTGCCAATAATACCACCATTCCCGCCCATCGCCTACCCCTTGTCTGCCGTCATGGTGAAAGCGCGGCCACCGGGGTAGTGCTCTGCAAAGTATCGTTGCACGGTGTCCTGCATGATGCGCTGCTGTGCTACCAGCTCAAAGCCATCAAGTCGGACGAGTTGCAAAGTGGGAATGCTGTTGTCGTCTTCTGGGTCGTAGCAAGCCAGCACAGACCATGCTTCATCTACTGAGCATTGTTCCATCTGCTCAATGGCCAAGGCATAGCCACCAAGTTGCCGCTTGTAGTCCGCCAATTGCGACTGCGGCTTCACCTTGAAAGAGCTTTTCCAGTCGGGGAGAGAAAATCTGCGTGCTTTTGTAAAAGCAAATTGATCGACAGTGCCAGCCACCCCAACCTGCAACTCGGGATCGTACCAGGCGACGGCACTTTCTGTCATTAACGGCTTTTCAATGCCATCACAGTATTTGACATATTCAAGGGAGTCTTCATCGCAAATGGATTCAAGATGATCTTTGTCTCCCAATAGGAACGGTTCCATTAAGTAGAAGTATGGTTTCCACTCAGGAGCACGCTCCAAATGGTGCTCAATATCTTCGCCATTGAACCAGTCTTCCATTACTCCATGAAGCCAAGTACCCCTGTCGCTTGCAAGGCGAGTGCGTCTACGAGCCTCCGACTCACCAATTTTGCGTCGCCAATTAACAAGCGCCATGATCTTTCCCACTGGCGCCATGGCTGACAGCACCGTAGTAACTGAGGGCAGCACAGTGCCATCAGGGACGTTTGGGAACCCTATGCAGCAGTAGTGTCTTTTGCCATTGATGCTGATACGTTGCGGCTCATGCCGTTCCAAGGAAGTCATGGTGAGATCTTCAAGGCCGAGATCGTCGCCAAACACAAGATCTTCGTTTCTTTTTTCCATTGCGCTAGTTGTCTCGTTTCAGGCGATCAAGATGGAAGCCATCACGACGCTTGCCAGTTTCTCTGTCCCAGCATGTGTTGCAATCAGGGCATTGCCAAGCCACAGTGCCATCTACTCGCTGGTCGTAAATAGCAAACACTCGACTGAACCATTGCTTGCTTCCAAAGAGATGCTGTTGCTCTAAGGGAATAGACTGCCCTTCCCATGAGCTTTCGCAGGCGGGGCAGTTTTGCAAGAGGGAGAAATCAATAGACATGAGTTTGTAGAAGGTGGCAAGGGCAGTCTTGCAATGGAGAACCATCTTCCTCCATTGCCACTGCCCCATTGAAACAAAGTGCAAGGTTGGCTGCGGCCAGGTCGATCACTTTCCCGCCTTGAAAACCTCCACGCCTTTAATGGCTTGCTCAATGGTGCCTTCAGTGACGATGGCACGGAGCTTGTCAAGGTCGGAAGCCATGGTTTCCTTGGCGATGGTTAGCCCAGCTTCCTTGGCCCATGCTGTGACGAGGCACGTCACCACATTGGCGAACATGGCAGCGTCCTTGATGTCATCGCCCTTCGCTAGGCCAATGGCTTCCAATGCTCCTTTGCCTGCCTTCAGAGAGGCGTGCTCGCTGGAGAAACCAAGAGGGTTGGCTTTACAGAGCGCAAGAAGGCTTGCCTTGCCGTCGAACTGGGCGGGCTCATTGGCGGGAGCAATCCCTCCATTTTCAGCGTCTGCAGCAGGAGTCTTAACTTCTTCCGCCTTCGCGCTTCGCCGCGCAGCAGGCTTCGTTTCTTCCTGAGGATTCTCGCTCCCGGTCTTAGCTTTTTCATCGCTCTTGGGAATGTCCTCACCGGCATAAAGTTTCAGGCCAAGGCCCGTGAACGTGGCAATGCACTTCACGCTGGCTCGTTGAATGTTGTCGCTGACAGCGCGAGCATCAAGCTCTTTAAGAGCATTGTGCTTGTTGTCCATGAGCGGAAACACCAACGCAGGCGTGCGTTTGATGCCGTCTGTGAGATAGGGACGCAGGAGCCAGCAGCCTTCTTGGCCGAACACCGGCCAGCCTTCAGAATGCTCCTCAAAAGCCACGTAGCAATTAGGGAACTGCTCCTTAAGGTAGCGGAAAGCAAACGGCCATGACAGGTAGGACAGGCCCTTGTAGTTCTTCTCAACGTGCTCACCAATGGCCAGCTCGTAGGCGGCAGTGAACTGCTTGGCGCTGATCTCCAGCGGGGAGAAAATGCCAAGACGGCGTTCAGTGAGAAGGTGCTCAGTGGCGGCGGTAACAGGAAGGGTCATGGAAGAAGGAAACGCTTGTGGATCGTAAAGCATGAAAGAGTGGTTCATACCATGAAACTGTGGTTCATGCGACCATGGAAGAGTCAAGCTCTTTGTGGTGGTCATAGAAGAGAATGACCTTCTTAGCCTTTTCTCCTTCGTAGACGGTGAGGCTTTTACCAGGAAGGGGCCAGTCTTCAATGAGGCGCACGTCAGTAATGCCTTCTGTGCATTTTTCGTCGTAGCCATCTTCAAGGGCGCTTTGCTCAAAGCAAAGCAAGATTTCAGCATCAGGCCCACATTCGGCCAATGCCTTATTGAGCAGTTCTTGAAGCTCAGACAGTTTCATTAGGAGAGTCGGAAACAGTGTGGTCAATGACAAGGCTCCATGCGCCATTGGCAAGCGTTGCACTGCCTTCATAAGTTGGCGTGGAGCGAATGAGGCGTTCAAGAGCCTCGCTTTTGGAGAGGCGAGCATCAGCAGCAATGGAAGCAAGATGCTCGTTGGCAGCCTCGCTAAGCGTAAAATGCCGCTTAACTTTGCCGCCTTTGTAGGGACTTGTGGGCATAATCAGGCGTACCAAAAACCAACTTTTCTTTGAGCCGCTTTGTAAGCATCGGCAACTTCTTTAAGCCCGTTGGTGTCGAGTACCATCAGCAAGATGTCATCAGCGTTTGAATGGGCACTTTCGGGATCGTCTTCGTTAAGAGCGTTTAGCCGTTTCACGGCTTCTTCGGGGGCCATGGGAAACCTTTGTGGTTCGTAGCCACAATAGCCGCCCCCTTGCCATTGTCCACACCATTGTCCATAAGCCTTGCTTATCGTACGCGAAATAACCGCTCAACACTGTTTTTACTTTCACCGTGCCGGCCGTTTGCTGATAGTGAAGATTTGACAGACCCTTCCCAGACCTGTTCGACTGACGAAGGTGCGGCATATTCACTGACAAACACTGAATGCCCATCCTTTGCAAGCTGACTTGTCCACGACCAAAAAGCATCTGAATCAAACTTGTCTTTGTAGCCAGTGGTGCCAGCGTAGGGCGGGTCGCAGTACACAATGCTCTTGCCTGGAATCACCAACTCTTTGTAGTCGCAGCATACAAGCTCGACTCCCTGTAGCGAGTCTTTTTGCTTGAGAGTATTTTTCAATGCTTCTTCCTGATAGTTTCTCATGGTTCCAATCTTAGTCTTTACCACCCCGGCATAACCACCAAACCATTTTCCTGAATACGAACAGTTAAACCCTACCCATCCCACCATCCATGGAGCAATCTTGTCTCGGTCGTTCCGCACAATCTCGTAAAGCTCTTTTGATACAAAATACGGTGGCTGCCAATCGTTCATAATTGCCTTCCACATCTCAACGAGATAATAGTTACTGTCGCAGGCAGTTCTTTTTCCAGCAACCTTGCATATCATATTCATACCACCAGCAAACGGCTCCACATAAAACTGGTCAGGCTTTTTGTCGGCCAAAATGATTGGCAGTAAATGCTTGGCGATCCGAGCTTTGCTTCCCATGTATTTCATGATTGACTGATGCTAGGGCCTTTCCATTCAAGCCTACTAACGCGCCATTGTCCACACCTTCGCCCATTAGGGCTGCTTATCGCCGCTCTGTTGACGCCTGTGGCATCATGGGCATTGCCCTCTGCCCATGAGCGTGACGTTTTCAATCCTCGACTTCCTTGACCAGTTGGAGCCCAGCAAGGAGAAGGGCAAGTTCATCTGCCCTGCATGTGGCGGCAACGACTTCTCAGTGAACAAGGCAACTGGCGGCTACAACTGCTGGCACGACCCATCACCAGCTCACCGAGCAGAAGTGCGCGATGCGCTTGCACCTTTGGTTCGATGGGAAAAGCCACCAAGAGATCCAGGGGAATACACTTTCCCTTATGAAAACAAACAGCGCGAAAAAGTAGTCATTGTCAAACGCAGTGACAGCTCTGGCAGTAAGCAAATTTGGCAAGAGTTTCCCACCATTGAACAAGGCAGCGCCAACCATAAAACTCAACTTCAGGAAGTAAAAGCAGGCATCTTGCCTCTCTACTACCACGAAGCGATAGAGCTAAGTAAGAAAACCGGCTTGCCGATTTTCATTGTTGAAGGGGAGCTGACGTGCCAAGCAGTGTGGGCGCTGGAAATCCCCTGTTGCACGTTTCTAGGAGGCTCTAAGCAGTATCGCACTAATGGTGACTACTCCACGCTGTTCAGGGGCTATCAGCTTGTGCTGTGCCCTGACAGGGACGAACAGGGCGTTGCCTTCATGGCAGAGGTGGCGGCTGATAACCCAGGCTCGCAATGGCTGTATGCAGACCCGCGTTCGTGGGAATGGGATAACCTGCCGTCAGGCAATGGCTATGACCTTGGCGACTACATACCGGAAGGCGCCAGCAAGGACGATCTACTTTCTTCCATTGTCCCAAAGAACCGTCATGCTAATAGCGATGGCAAGCCGTCCTACGAGGAGATCATCGCCACCATCGAAAACTTTGTTGGCCTCTATGCCAATGATGCCCGCATTGCCTATGAAACTGGCAACTGGCTAGAGCAGCGTGGTGTCAAGATGGGGCAGCAGAACATTGACAAGATAATCACTGAGGCAAGAGCAAGAGTATATGGCAGAGAAGAAATTGAAGCCGTTGATGCGCTCACCATCGCTTCTTCTGATGCCGCAAGAGAATGGTTGATTGCAGGCATTGTTCCGCTTGGCAGTGTTACCTTGCTGGCCGCAGAAGGGGGCGTAGGTAAAACAACTATGATGTATAATTGGGCATTAAATGTAGCCCTTGGTCAGAATTGGAGTGGCAGGAGGTGTATGAAGGGCAAGTCTTTGATTATATCTGCCGACGAACCTTTGACAGATACCAGCGAGAAACTGAGCATTATTGGCTATCAAGAAGCCGGTCTAAATCCTGGCGACATTGTTTTTTGGGAGACTTGGCGCTTCGCTCACATGCAACAACTTGAGAACTACATTCGCAAGAACCGGCCCATCTTTGTCGTGATTGACAGCTTAACTGCTTGCCTCGCTGGGATGAACGTAGACCTCACCAAAAGCAACGCTGGTGACGTGCTCTATGGCCTACGTGATATGGCCAATAACTATCGCTGCTCCATTGTCATTCTCCACCACTTAAACAAGAGCGGAGGATTGCGCGATAGCAGCAGCTTCAAGGACAATGTAAGTGAAGTGGTCAAATTGTACCGCCCAGAAAACAACTACAACCACAGTCAATTTGTCTTGGAATGGCTCAAGAGCCGGAGTGGCCTTGCTGGCAAGCACATGCTTCAGCGGGATTCACTCAACTATGGTTGGAGCTATGCGGGGCCAATGGGCGGATCGTTGGAAGAGCTTGATCGCGTGGTGAACGCTGTGACGATGAGAAAAGGCGAGCGCTTCACGAAGCAGCAAGTAGCAAGCCTTTGCGGGAGTTTCGATACTGGCTCCACTGGCAAGCTTTTGGAAGTGGCTAGGCGTCAAGGGCTAATCACCAGCAGCTTCCAAGACGGTCCCGAAGGGCAAAAGACTCGCCTTTACCATTCTTGGGACTACGAAGCTCCGTCTCTTGATTTTGAGCTGGAGAAGAAAGAAGATCCCATCAACTATGATGAGTTTTTCTAGGAACCATGCGCATTATCTGGCAAGACGCCCAAGGCATTGACAACAAGCAAGAGCTTTCCGCCCCTCTCCCATCGCCCATTCCTGCCTCCATCAACAATGAACCAGAGCGCGACGATTCTATGCTTGACGAACACGGAGAAGGGCTGGGCGATAGCGAGGATGCTTGACAGCGGAGAGATTGAGCAACTCAGCTTTCCGTTTGCAAGCATAGAAAAGGCGCAGAAGTTCTGCGCCATTGCGAACTATGACAATCGTTTCATTCCTAGTGCATTGCCGCACATTCGGGAACGATTCAACAAAGAGGGCTAACGCCCTCTATTTTGCCATTTAGCGGCATCACGCTCTTTCTGACAGTTTTTGTCCTTGCCATAAAGCCATGCTTTCATGGACTGTCCAGATTTTGGGCCATTGCGAGGGAGTTTGATAATTTGAGGGTCGGGAGAATCCATTAGTGCGAATGTCTAGTGGGCGGCGCCGCGCAGTTCGGCGGCGAGGGCAAGGAGTTGGCGGCGGATTTTGCTACGCTGATCCTGCCTAATATGACTTTCCATAGGCGCTTGTTCAGGGAGCATTAACTCAAGGGGCGCCACCTGATCCACTGCAGCGATCAGCCCGGCCTCCAGGCCGCCAGATTTGTACGCATTCCGAATCGCCTGCGCGGCGGGGGATAGGGGTGGGGGTGGGGTGGTCATGGTTGGGTCTCCTGGGGCAGCTTGGATTCCAGTAATTCGATCAGCCTGTCTCTCCGATTGCAAAAATGAGTTCGATTCCCGTAGTACCAGCCATCGCGTGATGACTGATACAAGTGAGTGAGAATCATTGATATGTCTCTGTACTCAAGATCGACGGAGACTCGGTACCTCGCCATTACTCGACCTCCGCACCGGGCACCGGCAGGGCGTGGTAGGGACCAGGCGGGAGCGGCTGCCAGTGAGTGATCTCGCCTTCGCGTACAGCGATAGCCGCAAAGTCCGCCCAGTTCTCAATCTGCTCGTACCAGCCTTCGGGCCAGTAAAACTTATCCGTTTCTTCATCGTACTCGCCATCGTCGCTTTCGCCTGCTGGAGAGTCTTCGCGCCATGTTGCGGGCACCCATTCAGCGATGATCGTTCGTCGCTTGCCCAGTGCATTCAAGTAGTAAGCAAGCACTTTTTTACCGGGTTCCGGCAACCGCTCACTCACCGGCACCGACTCGATGGTGGGGCGGGCGTAGCGGGTGAGTGCTTCTAGGTCGCTGGCAGTCAGAGTGCCTTGTCGCGGCTCATCAGTTCCGGCGTGCAGGGCGTGAATCTCCTCTGGGTCTAATCCTCGAATTAGCCGACGCTGCTCCAAATAGTGGGCAACCCTGCTGGCGGCATCCGTCACTCCCTCCGGCTCGGGCTGGGCCAGGGCGGTGCGGGCGCGTTCCAAGACTGACCAGTCCTGTTCCAGGTTGTCACTGTCAAAGTCGTAGTTTTCAACTGCCCCCACCAGCTCAGCGCACAGCGCACGGAAATTGGATTCAGTCATTGTTGTTCTCCGGTAGTGGCGGGACGCCCCCAGCGAGCAAGGACGGCGAGGGCGAACTCAAGCAAGAATGAAGGACGTGTGGCCTCGTCTTGTGGAAGCTGCTTCCACTCAATGTCTTCCGCCAGCTCGGCTATGTCGTGCTCTGTCGGCCCCTCCGGCTCAGGCTGGGCCAGGGCGGTGCGGGCGTTGGCAACAAGTTGCTGCTCGTCTTTGAGTCCTGCATCAATAACAGGTGCGTATTCAACGTAGCCCTCTAGTGCATCTAAAAGCTCAGCGCATAGCGCTTTCCAGTCAGCCATCTAAGTTCTCCTCACTTGTGGGTTGATCTTGTCCAGCAGCATGGGAGCAGCCCGCTAAAAACGCTTCTCTCAAGGCCCAGCCAAACCAAAGTGGGCCGCCTAACTTGCTAGACGGTACATCGGCGGAATCAAGCACACGTTCGACATAGCGATAAGCGGAGAGCACTTCAGGGTGAAGACCTTTGTCATCACTCTGTCTGCGAGCAGTATGCTCTGGGGTGAGATCGTTCATGGGATCAGTCTCCTTCACTTGTGAGGAACACTCGTCTTGCTATGCTCTTGTCAATTTCTTTGATGGTTGCCTCGGTTGGGTGAAAGCGTCCCCAAACGATCCAACGTCGCATGGGATGAGCGTCAGAGACGTAAGTGATGGAGAAGACGTAGCAACCGGCGGCCTCCATGCCTTCCGCAGTCATCAGAGCGCGGAAGTCATCCATTGCGTGCCGCTGAATAATCTCAGCCACAGTCGTAGCCCTCCTGTCTAGTGGGAATGGTGTCACAAGGTTTGTTGCAAGTCTTGCAAACGTAATAGTGCGTGGTGTGGCCTGCAACAGAGCATGGCGCCTTGCAGCAGTCAGAGAGAACCATGCTCTCTCCCGAGGTCGTAGATAGCCCTGAGAGATCCAGAGAGAGTGGCAGAAGATCGGTCGAACAGTAGTTCAAGCTCATCGTCAGAAGCGATGGGGCGGGCGGGTTGTTCAGCAACGCCAACTGAATGGCGACGCAGACTTGAGCGAAGCTGTTGTTTGGTGATGACGGTTTTCTTCAGCTCCAGAAGGCAGGCCGCCAAGTAGCTGTCAGGGTGTGATGGGTTGGAAGCAACGCTTTGCACGCGCTCCCATTGGTGGGCTGAGGCTTGTGTCATGGCAGGAGGGAGGGGCAAAGGGAACGAGCAGCATTGTGGAACAGCACAAGGTTGCTGTCCACTTGCTTGCCATTGATTTCCACCATTGTTGGCGCTGTCCTCACGTAAGAGTCGTAGAAGGCAACGCGCAGGGCACTCTCAGACGACGCTCCACCGTTCCTGAGGGCGCAGTAGGTGTTGGCTGCTGAGTAGGGAAGGATGGTCTGAGCAGAGGCCCCTAGAGGGGCTAGGGCAAGAGCCAAAAGCATGAAGCGCATGGGGAACTGGTCGAGGGACTCCGGCATCATACCCACAAACAAGCCCCTTGCCAAGCCCGCCCAGTGTGCCAGTCAGTCAAAGCGTCCCTGGAGATTTGACAGTGGCTCTAAAATCGTCCCGAGCAGTTTCTCGCGCAGAAACGCGCCTGGGGGCTGCGGCACGTCAACGAGCAGCTCAGGCATCTACGCCCTGCGGCGCTCCCGACGAGAAGGTGGCTTCGATGGGGAGGGGAATGTTGAGCAGCAGTTCACCATCCCCTTTCGCAGAAGCGCGATACGAGCAGGCGAGCCCCAAGCGAGCTTTTTCAGAGCGCTTCTTAACCATCCCTTCCAAACTACTTTCTTCATAAACCTTCGCAAAGAAAGCACCGACGCGCAGGCGAGCCCCAAGCGAGCTTTTTCAACGGTGCTTTCTTTCACTTTTCCTTTGCTTAGACTCTTTAAGACACCATCCAACGGCGTCCTACGAAGGATTCTCGGCATGAGTAAAAAGCCTCGCATGCGTCCAGTGTTCGATCTCGACCCCATCACGGGAAGAATCGTTGGTGACGCAACAAATAACATGGGCGAAGGCGGCAACTATATTCCCGCAAAGAAAGATAGGGAAAAAATGCTATTTCCAAGGCTTAGTGGAAAAGCAACAGAAGGAGGCTTCATTCGTCAACGCAAAGACTTTATTAACTTCTTCGCAACTGATGATCCTCGTTATCCTGACCGCTCAGAATTAGCAGTACCAAAGAACTTTGCTTTTGGAAGACAGATTAACATTGACCTAGAATTTCGCGTGAAAGGAAGGAACTACGACAAAGTAACTGGTTATGTTTTGCAATTCTGGCAGCCAATCGTTAGCCCTGTTGCCGGTATTCGCATACAAAATGGAACACTGGCAGTAGTATCAAGAAGTGCCGGAGGCGCGTTATCAATGAAGCTAGAAAATAAGAAATGGTACGATTGGCAATTGCAATTTAAGGCAGGGGACAATGGTTTCATTCGCGTTATTGACGATACTACTGGTAAGCTTATTGGTTCAAGGAATGGAACAATAAATGCAGGATCACAAGCAGGACAAACACTAGCTGATACCGTCAAGCCAAAGTTTGGTTTCTATGGCAATGCGTTAGATGGTGTTAAGACTGACTTTCGTGACTTTGCCATTGCTTTGGAAACCCTCTAAACTGCAGGGGCATAATTTCGGCTCATGCTTAAGCCTCTCCACCCACACGCTCCCGACAGGCTTCCCTCCTTGGAGCACAACGGCATCTTCATTGAAGTGTTGCAGCATCACGGCTTCGTTACCCCAGCAAGAGGCCCTCTCCCTCAAGCTCGTATGCTTTATGGCGCCAAGAATCCTGCTGATGGTGAACGCCACTGGCGAGGCAGCTACGAAGAAATGGTGAGCCTTATTGACAAGGGCTTCGCTACAGGCGACAATTGACGGACTTCCTCTTTCTCCCATGGAACCCACTAGCATCATTTACGATTTGATGAACGAACTGTCTCAAATCGTTGCGCAGAAGAAAGAGCTTGAAGCTCAAGAAAAAGAGCTGAAGGCTACCCTAATAGAAGCAATGCGCGATGAAGGACTAGACAGCATTTCCCTTGACGAGGGCAAGGCTCACATTCAAAAGCGTGCAGAGAAGGACTATGGGGAAGAAATCAGGGAGCTGGAGATCACCTTGAAAGAACGCAAGAAACTGGCTGACGACATGGGAGACTTTACTGTACTGTCTCAGAAAGAAAGCATTGTGTTCTCTCTTCCTAAAAGCTAATGGCTCCTTCCCATAGAAAGAACCGCAGTGTCCCTGAGCATAGCTTTGAGGACGAAGCAAGCTTGCTGAAATATGGCTTGGAAGTATTGACCAAAGCAGGCTTAACTGTTGAGCAAGTGGACAGGCTTCGCAATAGGGCAGAGCCAGGCGAAATGTTTGATAAGGAAAGCACTCGTCTTAGACGCTATGCCACTGCTGAGCTTCTTGCTGCCAACCTTAGCAACTCGCAAATTGCCAAGGTGTTTAAGCAGAGCAAGGCT